GCAATGATACGGTCCGTTATCACGTCGTACGCTCGAGCGTCCATATGATTCACCTCTAGGCCCGGTATCATCCGCCGGGCGCGGTCTATGTAGCTGCTATACCTTGTCCGCGTACTTGAATTCCTTGCAACGGCTGGCGTTCTTACCGTGTTGGTGCCGCGCCCAATGGTTACGGATGCATCCGGTATGGATTACGTAATCGTCCATCGTCCAGACATGCCGCCCGCAGCACCGGCAAGGGTCTGCCGTATCGCCAGTGATGTTGTAGCCGGCGTGTTGCCATTCAATGTTTGTGCGTTCTCGTTTCATAATTTTCTCCCGTTGTACTTGTAGCTGCTACAGCCGATGCGTGAGTGGAGGATCCTCCACTCACGGGACCGCCGTATCAGCCTAGACTATGGCCGGGATGGTAATGCCTAACAATTGCTTACCCTTTGCCATTGCGCGCGTGGATCCGTCACATATGCCGCAATCGGCGCACGATATCGCGCCGTTGGTGGTGGCTTCCGGGCACATGCGCTCATCCTTGCGGGGCGTTTCGCCTTTGCGTAGTACTCGATACCAACGGAAGCCGAGCGCCTTTGCACGTTGGATGGCCGCGTCAACGTCCGGCCACGTTTGGCCGTCAATGGACGCCATGGCCACATCGGCCAATTCTGGCGACGTTTCCCACTGGTGCGTATAGCTGGTGCGTTTGCGGCCGTCAAGGTGCAAGGCGCGCCATATGGCCGCATCTACGGACGCGGGGTCGCCATATGCGCCGTCACGGAATCCCACTGGGGTTGTAGCATGGCCAATGGCCGCGCATCGTTTGCGGCCGTGGTTACCGCTTTTGGGATAAGCGGCTGCGCCCAGGTGGGAATGGTCCAGCTTGCAATTGTTGTCACATGGTCCGGGACAACGGCGCAGTTTGGCATATCGCGCGGCCGCTTCGGATGGTGTGACGTATTCAACATTGCCAGCGGCCCATGAGCGCCAAACGCCATCGGGCCCGCGCACCTTGTCGACGTAGCACGGAATGTCTTTGCTACCGCGCAACCGCATGGCCTTGACGATAATTGGCCGCATGGCGCACTGGCCGCAAACTGTCTCATCAGCGCCAATGGCGGCCGCGTCCGACGGCAACATATCGCCGCGCAGTATGTAGGCCTGCAACATATCGCCTGTTTTGCTATTGATTGACGGCGTATCGTATCCACTGACGAGGACAATGGTACGGACGCCGTCCAGCAAGGACGGCCCATCATAGACGCATAGTGTGTTTGTGTTCACTAGTTAGCTCCGCAGTATCCGGCGCAATTCGCGCGCCTTTGCCATGATGGCGGCCGCGTCGGCGCATTGTTGCGCCGAGGGTAGGTTCTGGCCATTACTGCAGTCGGTGTTGTCGAATTCGCGCGCCAGCTGGCGCGTTTCCACATCAGCTATGATCGCGTCCCATAAGGTTTTAGGGTCGCCTGTCGGTTGATCCACTATTCCACTCCTCTTGTTAGTGCTTACCATCTCGTGAGACGGTAGCAGGGGTATGGTAAGCCCTAGACTGTACCTATGTCTATAGGTTTCCATGCCAATATTCACCAGTATCGACGCGTCAACACCCCACGCACTGGGCCGCTCCTCCAAACACACGTCATGGCACGTCCAGCGCACGTACGGGACACGCATTGGAGCCGCACGTACACGTCATGTACACGTACACGTACACGTCACGTACACGTGCACATCACACACGTACACGTCATGCACACGTACACGCGTACACGCACGCGAGGGGGGGGATGGCTTGGGGCTTCTCTTATATATACATAGATACCCCTGCCAGACTTTTGCGTGTAAGGGCCGTTATTGCGTGTGCAGTGCATATGTAATACATGTCATTACACGTGTAATGGGTAGGGGGGTAGGGGGGTTTTGACCCTTTTGATGGTTTTGATTCTAGGTATTAATTTATTATTTTGGTCTTGGAAGGGGTGTAACGGAGCTGCCCATAGGCAATTAGCGAGTTACGCCCCTTCCCTGGACGTGTATGGTTCTCCTCTTACGCGCGTAAGACATGTAATACATGTACAGGGCATGTACAGGACATGTACTGTTGGGATATATCTTCATACTCCCCCCTTGTTACATGTATTACATAAAGAGGGGGGCTCTTTACAGGCCCCCATGTAATACATGTAACTGCGGGTAGAGGGGAGGGGAAGGGGATAAAGAGGGGGAGGTGTTTCTTTCTTTGGTACTTTCTTTCTTTTGGGTGGTGGGCATTGGCGATGTTGTAGCGGGCCTTGCCTCGCATGTGTTAGGAGGCTAGAGCTGCTCTTTATCGGTAACATCGGTAACAATATGGCCTCCGCCCGGTAGTGATGCGCTGGAAGCGGTTTGGCCTATCGGTAACAAACCCGCCTCAGAAGCACTGTCGTCACCCCTATCGGTAACAGCGTCCACGTGGTCGTCATGCGGTGCAGAGCTTTTGTTACCGTTGTTACCGTTGGACGGTACATAAGGAGACCACGCAGTGGTTGGGCCCTTATCTCAAAACTCTCAAAACCCTCAAAACCGTGGTGCGGATTAAGCGGATTGGGGGTTGAAGGACCTCATCGTTAGATAAGTCGTGTATTTTGCTGTCATTACTGACATCACTGACACGCAATGGCCTTTCCACGCCTTCGCTACCGCCCGCATGGGTCGTGTCGGTAATTGCGGGCGTACTGTCGCCACTGACATTACTGTCACGATTACTGTCGTGGTATCTGGGGCGGTATTTGACAGTTAATGGGTTTCTGGGGTACGTTTGGGGCAGTTAATGGAGGTTGGCGGTACGTATAATGTCTTATAATGGTGACCCGGGCGTGTTCCAGGGCAGGGGCAGGATGAGCGGTAAGTCGGTGGACATTGCCCGCACGGTGTTAATGGAGCCGGAGGTCAGCTACACGAAGGTGGGGATGAGGTTCGGGGTGACGCGGCAGAGGGTGGGTCAGATCGCCATCAGGATGGGAGTTGGGAGGATAAAAAGGATCCATGAAAGCGAGTAGTGGCACTGACAAGGACACTTCTGGGTGGCCTACCAAGAAGATGATCGCTCATCAGGACGCCTTCCTGGCCGCGTTTATGTTGTTGGGCTCTGTCAGGGCGGCGGGAGAGGCCGTCGGCATCAGCCGGGAGGCTGTGTCGAGGTGGAATAGGAATAATGTGCACGGCTTCAGGGAGAGGTACGCCTCCGCCAGGGAGGACTTCGTTGAGTCGTTGCAGGACCTGGCCGTCTCCAGAGTCAAGGAGCAGAAGCCGGGGGACAACCCGGTGCTGCTGATAGCGTTGCTGAACGCCCACTGGCCCGAGAAGTACCGCCGGACAGGCTACGCGGTGGAGGGCTCCGGCAAGGAGATGATCGAGGCGTGGAAGAAGTGGGAGAAGGAGAACAAGAAGTCCAGGACCCGGGAGCGTAGCGAGAGCCGGGACAGCGCCGTCGAGGAAGCAGAGCGGATACTTGCCAAAAAGTCCAACCCTAACCAAGCCGGGGCTCCCAGCTGACTCCCCGTCCATAAATGACTACATCTTCTCGCGACTGGAGTTCATGCCCACGCCGCTCCAGGCGGCTATTCTATCCTCTCGGAAGAGGTTCGTGCTGGTGGCGGGAGGGGAGCAGGCTGGTAAGTCGATGGTGGCGTCCAAGTACCTCGTGTCACGGTTTCTGGAGTACGAGGACCCAGGACTCTACTGGCTGGTAGCCGCCGACTACGAACGCACCCGGGCCGAGTTCGACTACCTCGTGGAGGACTTTGCCGCCCTCGGGGTGCTGTCGGAAGTGTCCAAGAGGGTGGACCCCGGCCGCATTATACTCGCCGACGGTACTCGCATAGAGACCAAGTCCGCCAAGGACCCCCGCACCCTCGCCATGAGGGCCCCTAACGGCATCCTCGGATGTGAGGCGAGCCAGCTCGACCTGGGCTCCTATCACAGACTCCGCTCCCGAGTGGCGCCGAAGAGGGGGTGGCTGTTCTTGTCCGGGACCTTCGAGGGCTCCCTCGGATGGTACCCGCAGCTGTTCTCCTCCTGGCAGGCCGGTAAGGACGACGAGCAGTCATTCTCCCTGCCGTCCTACTCCAATAGCTACCTGTATCCCGAAGGGGCCCGCGATCCCGAGATACTGCGCCTCAAGACGATGGCCTCCGATGAGTTCTTCATGGAACGCATCCAGGGCATCCCGTGCCCGCCCGCAGGACTCGTGTTCGGGGAGTTCCGGGCAGACCTCCACATAGACCCGGAGGTCAGCTACGTCAAAGGGGAGCCGGTCTATCTGTGGATGGACCCGGGCTACGCCGGGGCCTATGCCGTGGAGGCCGTGCAGGAGATAAACGGACAGATATGCGTGTTCGACGAGATATACGAACGGGGCCTGACCACCGAGGAGATCATAACCACCGTTACCAATAGGCCGTGGTGGCCCGATGTGCACTCAGGCGCCATAGACATCGCGGGCTACCAGCACCAGGCCATGTCGGCCCCGGCAGAGATGTGGATGGACCAGACCGGAATATACCTCGACGCACAGAAGATACGCATCAACGAGGGCACCGAGAGACTCAAAGGGTTCATGAAGACCGACCCGGTCTCCAGTCGGTCCGGCATAGTGTTCAGCCCCAACTGCACCGGAGTCCTGTCCGAGTTCGGGGTCGTCCCTAGCCCCTTCGACGGCCAGACCCGCGCATACCGCTGGAAGGCGGACCGAGAAGGCAATATAGTGGGCGATACCCCCGAGGACAAAAATAACCACGGCATCAAGGCCGTCATATACGGCCTCGTCAGCCGGTTCGGTTACGGGATAGTTAATAACAGAGATTTCATAAAGGTGAGAAGGCACTGAT